GATTCAAGATCGGTGGCAAGGACGAGCGTGCGGCCAAGATCGCTTACTGCATGGCGAATGGACTGAAGCCCGCCCTGATCGGAGTCCGCCTCAACTTCTTCACCGACAAGGCGTATGTCTTCTTCCGTGAGGGGCTAACGGACACATGGATCGGCAACAAGCAGATGATCACGGTAGGTACGTATGACTTCAGTCATCTCAACCCCTTCAAGACTCCCGACCCGCAGTCACAAGCTCTGGCCGTCGAGAATGCTAACCTCCCCGACCAAGCGATTGGCGGCGATGATTGGTCTGACATCGATGATGTCTTCGGGCCTGCTATCTCCAAGACCGCGTTCGAGGAAGACGAGCACAAGAGAGATGACGAGGGCAAGTTCACCTTCAAGGAGGACGTGCATGAGTTGAAGATCGTTGATAAGAAGGGCAAGCACAAGCACACGATCAAGCGATGTCACCACTGCGGTGTGACGTACCAGCGCGAGGCCGAGCACAAGGGTCGCATCGAGTGTCCCTCATGTGGCGAAGATCCCGAGCGCACGCTCAAGCCCGTCTCGCGCGTTGTGGTCGGAGCAGTCGGAGAGAACGGACTGGCCCAAGAGCTTGGATGGGGCTTCAATCGGTACAGCGGAAACGGCAAGCCCGTCTATCAGTGGACGGACACTGACGGCTACAACCACATCGTAACAGGCTACGGCGACCACGGCAAGGCCAACATCGAGTTGGCTCACCAGCAGACAGCCCGCCGCATGCAGAAGTGCATGGCAGGAACATGCGGTCACGCATTGTCCGAGCCTACCGGCACAGAGACGATCACTGAGACTGGCGCTCCGCTCTTCGCCAAGGGGACGCAAGTCACAACGCCTGGTGGCGGACTTGGAATCGTGTTGGGGGCTGATGGCGAGCACATGCTTGTCAAGGACTACCAGTCCGGTAAGACACAGCGCGTACCGTCCCAGAACCTGAAGGCGGCAGCAGACGAAGACAGCGATCCTGATTACTTGTTCGTCTACTACATGAGCGAACTTGTGATCAAGGAATGGGATCATAATCTCAAGGTGACAGACATACTCCAGGAGCTACTCGACAAGTTCGGCGTGGACACGGGCAACGCGATGATGGACATTGACACCACAAAGACCGACACGGGCGAGCTACGCACGAGTGGTTCCGAGATCAAGATCAAGCACACCCAGCTATCCGAGCCTGAAGTTCGCGAACACGCGGAAGAAGCAATCAAGGATTGGTGGCGCAAGCATTCAAACGAAGACTGGGAAGAGGTATCGGAATGGGCGTCACTCTCCAGCTAGCTGGATTGTTTCGTCAAACGTGCCGATAAAGAGCGTATGAGTAGCCAGATCCTAGAAGAGACTCGACTTGATAACGGGATGTTCAAGATCGCGGACAAGGATGTTGCAAAGCCGCGTCACTTGACCGGGCCTGAGAAGCTAGCGCTCGACCTGAAGAATATCTTCCTCACGCAGAAGGCGGAATCACGAGAGCCTGTGTGCTGGAAGTGCGAAGAACGTCCAGCGTACGTCTGGGTTCGCGAGGTAGGGTACGACTTCAAGGGAGACAAGGCAGAGGCTGTGCAGCATGCGGCAATCTCCAGTGCAGACTACAACGGCCCGGTGCCTGGATTCTGCAACTTCTGTATCGGTACCGGCCCGGCTGAGCTAGCCGAAGCTGTGTACTTCAACCGCCCCGAGATGTATTGGGGCGTAAGACCAACTCGCTGGTTCGTGAGCTTCACGGACGGCACCAAGCAGGGCGACCACATCTTGACTATCGACCCGAAGCAAGAGATGCCCAAGATCGTAGAGGAGTTCATTCATGGCAGTAGCTAAGAAGACCACAGCATCGGGGCCGAGGAAGAAGCCAGTACCCAAGGCAGCAACCAAGAAGGCTATTCCCGACGACAGCGTCGTCGCGTTGATCACGAGCGTGGGTATGCCGCTGATCATTCGGGCTAACCCCACCGACGAGGCCGTTCGTAGCTTCGTGGAAGAGCACACACGCAGGTACATTGCTGGTGAAGCTGGAGGCCCGAGTGGCATCCCTCCGTACCGGATCTATGAGGCTGCGCGCTACAACAACGAGCAGTCGTTCTTGGACGGCGAGGAGCACATCGACCTCATCGATATCGCTGACTTGCTCCCGCAGGCGACCCCTTAAAACGTCGAACGACCTCCACCTAAGGTGTGAGGTTATCGACCTTCAATCCTCCAACAGGAAAGTAACTTAACGCACATGGCAAGCATCGTTTGGAATAAAGGGGAACAAAGTTGTATTGACGGCTGGCTCGGCGGTCAGACCAACTATGGCACCCCCGTCATCGTGCCGACAGCAGGAGCCAACTGGGGCCTAGGTCTCGGTACTCGTGCCGCAGGAGTAGGATCGACCAAGGCTGATGTCATGGCCCAGATCCTTGAAGTCGGTACCGCAACAGCGAATGGTTACGCACGCGCGACCATTTCTCGTGACCAGACTGGCGGCGGATGGCCCGCTGCAACGAAGCCTGGTTCGAGCTATCAGTCAACGACTGCACAGAAGTCCTTCACCTTCACGGGAGCACCTAGCCCCAACGGTGCGACTCTCTGGTTCGTCGCTGGCTCGACCACGATCAACCAGGACAACTGTCTCTTCGGCGCAGATACAGCAGCGACTCGTACATTCTCCAACGGAGATACCGAGCGCGTTACGCCGACGTACCAGCAGACCTAAGCAGCAATTCGCAGGCGCTCGACTAGGGACGGCTCTCAACGAGGGTCGTCCCTTTCCTTTGTAGCGAGACGAACACGTAAGGGATGAGATGACGACCAATTACCCCGGAGCGCTCGACAACACAACGATCCTGAAGAACAACGCGATTGACGCGACGGTTACGGCAGGAGTCCACGCGCCCCAGCACAACAACGTCGCTGACGCCATCTTGGCGATTGAGACCGAGCTTGGGGTCAACCCTAGTGGCACATTCTCCACCGTTGTTGCTCGATTGGCTTCCGCTCCGACGCTAACTCCCAGCGCCAACCAGATCTTCCAGGGTACGGCGGACGTTACGCCGATCATCGTCAAGCAGAGCAGCAACCTTGACATCGCGAATCTCCTTGAAGCGCAGAGCGCTTCGGGATCGATCCTTGCCTACATCACACGCACGGGCGCTATCAACGCAGCAGCCCTGTCTATCGCTGGAGTCGCTCTAGCCGCAGCTAACCTTTCAGACGAAGCTCTACTGGCGCGCTTGGCATCTCCCGCGTTCACCGGAGTTCCGACAGCGCCGACCCCTTCGAACGGAGACTCAAGCACCAAGATCGCAACGACGGCTTTCGTTCAGTCGAATGGAACCCCGCCCGCCTCGGTGGTTGCGTACGCAGGATCGAGCGCGCCGACAGGTTGGCTGCTCTGCGACGGTACTGCCGTATCACGCGCAACGTACGCGACCCTGTTCGCCCTCATCGGAACCACTTATGGTGTAGGCGATGGTTCAACGACATTCAACGTGCCTGACCTTCGCGGGCGAACAGTTGTCGGCAAGGGCACTAACGCTGATGTCTTGACCTTGAACCTGAATGAAGGACTTGCCGTTGGTTCCCGCACCTTCAAGCACTACCATGGTGTTGGTACGCTGCTAGTAGCTACAGCGGGAGCGCACGGCCACGCGCACACGCTCGCAATCTCTGGTGGATCGCACAGCCACACAGGCAGCGGCAGCACAGACGGCGTTGGCGACCATGCTCACTCTTACGGTGGTATTCCGACCGGCGTCAATCTGGTTCCTGGGTTCTCGTTCGCGGGTAGCGCAACCGCATGGACGAATGGATCGATCAACGGCGGCGGTGGCGGCACTGGTGGCGCTGGTGCTCACTCCCATGGTGTTGGAATCAGCATCAATGCCGCAAGCCACACCCACCCCAGCGGTGAGTTCAGCGGAAGCATCGGTGGAGCAGACGGCACCCACACCCATGGTGTATCCGGGAACATTGGATCTACGTCGGGCGTGTCCGAAGCTGGCGCATACATCGTCTTGAACTACCTCATCAAGATCTAAGTCGGTCTGTCCGATAAGGTAGTCATGAGATACAACGTTCTGACACCGCAGCAGCAGCTAGGCATCGCCAGAGACAGGCTCCTCAACATCGAGGCGGATCACTATCTGCAAGATCTAGAGTACCGCATGGCGGCGCTCCTGGAGATGGAAGATGTGAAACTGGCAAGCGCTACGAGGCGAGACAACTTCGCCATGGCGATCAGCGAGCTTGAGACTGAGATCGATAGACTCACTGCGCTCATCCCGGACGAGCCACTTCCTTAGCTCTCATAGCTAGGCCCTAAAGGGTGACCATGCCCGATCTACCCATGCCTAGCTTCAGCGATCCTACAGATCCCGGCACAGTCTGGATCTGGGAACCCGAGTCGAAGACCTACATCAAAGCTCCCGACAACGGGCTTGGGCCTGACCGTGGTCACTCGACTGGTGGTGACAACGACTTGTTCAACCAGAATCAGCTAGAACACTCCGAGCTAGCTGGCGTTCCCGAGCTTGAAGGGCACATGGCTGCAATGCACGGATTCACGGGCAATACAGTTGTCAACTGCCCATTGTGCCAAGAAAGCACGGATTTGCGGGCATGCCCCACATGCGGCAAAGACCTGACTCCTGAGTGGAACAAGAAAGACGACGAGTTCGTCTACAACGACCCGGCACCGCAGGAGCATCACCTAGACGGCATGCCCGAGCGCGAGCCGAAGCGCAACCGCATGAAGACAGATGACTCGTATCCGTCCATGAACTTGGCGACCTGGAAGATGGCCCAGAAGATTGCGAGCCGCACGGTCACCGCAGAAGACTGGGACGCTATGTTCTCAGGCGATGCGAACATGAAGGTCGAGATCGGTAAGTGGATTATCGACAAGCAAGGTCAGATGCACTTTGAGCATGGTGTTCATGCAGTGCATGAGAAGCTAGCGGAGCGCAACGGACTTCGGTACCCGCAAGATTGTGCCGCTCTTGGGTCAGTCTACAACGATGGCACGGCCGACGTGCAGAGGGTGTTCCCCGGAACACAGTTCAACCAAGAGTCAGCGCAGCAGCAGATCGAACAAGCCTTTGGTGCCAACATCACTCTTCATGGCCCGATTGGTGGAGCGCCCTCGCAGGGCAAGGGCCAGGTATTCCAGCCCGTCGAGATTCATGGAGGAACGTGGATCATCTCTCCCCAACAGCAAGGTGAAGTCATCACCGGAGTCGCCTGGGTCAAGGAACGCTCGAACGGTGAGATCACCCCGAACGCTATCTTGGTGGCCGAACATCTTCAGCCTGAAGACTTCATGCTATGGCAGAAAGGTGTGCGCGCAATCATCACCGCAACGGGTGGTATGACCTCACATGCGGCCGTTCTGGCGACCACCGAGGGCATTCCTGTGATCCTCGACATCAAGGGCGAGTACAACAAAGTCGAGACAGGCAACTACCTAAAGATTGAACCGAACTCCCATACTATCACTGTGATGCCTGGTGCTACAGCGGATTGGTCTCCAGGGCAGAAGCGCGATGCCTGGAATCAGATCATGCAGTACCAACATCAACGTGGAGGACACATCAACTTGAAGCCCGAGTATTTCGCACACATCGATGAAGAGCTAGCTTGGCACAAGGCCAACGCAGCGCCCCTCGATAGTTGTCCCGAGTGTTACTCCCCGATGATTAGGCAGGCATCCACGTCTGTATGTCATACGTGCGGTCACACACAGCAAGTCACAGCAGCCCCTCTCGCTATCCCCGCCCTGATGGGTGTCGGTGAGGCGTTGGGCATTGGCGGCGGCGCAGCGGCAGCCGGTGCAGAAGCTGGCGGCATGGCGGGCGTAGGTGGAATGATGACCCGCGCGCTAGGTCAGGGTGCTGTCCAGGGTGTAGGTAGGAACATTGTATCCCCTGGTGGTCAAGGTGGAGGCGGTGGCGCACCCGGTGCAGCCCCGCTAGATCCTACCGATACCTCGCAGATCGGACTCGTCTCCAAGACGGCCGACACTTTCGGCGAAGAAGAAGATGGTTGGGCAACCAAGAACGACGGTACCAACTCCACAGATGAGGCTTCAGACAGCGGCATCGGCGGCAAGAAGGAGCAGGGTGACGGCCCCGAGCAGTTGAAGGATGTTGACGGTACAGGCGGTGGCAAGTCGCCTGACGGCCCCGACAAGGATATCAACAGTCACGGCGATCCTGAGATGCAGGACAAGGCCATGAAGGCTTTCCACCTGAACCTCCCGCTCGTGATGGAGTTTGCTGACTCAGACGAGCCGGGCACTAACAACCCGATCTTGGTAGCTCTAGATTCACTCCTTGAAGAAGCCTTCCCCGGATACAAGGATGGTCTTGATCAGGAAGATGGTACATCGCCACTAGAAGAGGCTATCTCGGATGAGGGGTCGGATGACTCAGACGACTCGGATGAAGCATCGGATGACGAGCCGAAGGCCAACGAGAAGAAGCCCAAGGAGGCTTCGCTCTGGGACTACCTAGCGAGCGATGACGACGATGACGACGTTACCGAGCACGAGTCAGATTGCCACTGCGATGAATGTGACGCCTCGCGAGAAAGCATCAAGGAAGCTGGCATGGCTGGTGTCGCGCCGATGCAGTTCGCGCAGCCGGGCGCAGGCCAGGCGGCAGGCGTACCTGTAGGACAGAATCCGACTTGCCCGATGTGTGGCCAGTCCCACATTGCTGGCACCCCGTGCCCTGATGCGAGCATGCAGCAGCAGCTTGCGCAGCAGGGGAATCAGGTTGCCCCCGGCACAGCTTCCGGGCCAATTGGCCCAGCGATTCAGCCCACCAAGGTTGTCACCAAGGTTGGCAACTGGATTGCAGAATCTGACTTTCATAACGACACCGACATGCCTGGCTCGATTTGCCCGGCTTGCGGTGGCCCTGGTGTAGAAACAGGCCCTGGTCAGAACCAGTGCCGACAGTGCGGCATCTCCTTTGGTCAGGATGATCAGGCACAGGCTTTCAATCCGTACGCAGAATCAGACGAGATCAATGAAGCCTATGAGCGCGGACAGCCGAGCTACGACGAGATGTTCGCCCATCGAGGAGCCACTGATGCTGAGTTCGCATTCTACGCCGCAGGCGAAGAGAGAGTGCAGGAGGGTGGTGTTGGTGCAGCCCAGCAACCCCATCAGCTTCATCATCCCGACAAGGGACAGTCTTGGGTAGATGATCAGGGCGCTCAGATCGAAGAAGGTCAGGAGTACGAGATGAAGACGGGCGCGTTCGCGATCCCAGATCGGATCGTAGTCGAGAGAGTTCTCCCAGACAAGATCACCTACACGGTGGACTCTGGTGATGGCGTCTCCTACCGACACGAGCTTACGAAGCAGCAGGTAGACACAGATGGTACCACATTCACGTCGGCAGCCCCCGCTGACCAGATCACGGACAGTGGAGATGGATTCCAGGATCAGGAAGCTCCCCCGCGTCCCGGCATGGATGGAGCACCCCAGCAGGATGACATTTCCGACCTCGACTCCAAGAACAGCGCTGTAAGCGATTCTGAGGACGAAATGGTCTCACTTGACACATTCACTGGGGCATACGCTGGAGACGCCCCAGAAGACCGTACATGGCTTCTGGAGGGTACTTCTACGGGTGGTGTGGACGTAGATCCGGGTTTAATGGCGAAATTGGCCGGTAAGGACTACGATCCACGCGAGCAGAGGGCATTCATCGATGAAGATGGCGGCGAAGCGAGAAACCTTGATCGCCTAGACCTTGACGGCACGCACTACGTAGTTGACGGCACAGACGACCAATTCAACTGGTAAGGACTGACATGTTGTTTCCAACTCTAGCAGTCGCGTCACCACACACACGCGGTAAGGATGTCGAAGAAGCCCAGTGGCTTCTCGGTCACAACCGCTGGAACCAGAAGTTCTACACGGGACAGCCTGATAGCGAGTACGGCCCGGTCACGGGTGCTGCCGCTCATCGAGCCAAGTATTGGCTTGGGTACCCAACTGGTCAGATCGACAGCCACATGGGCGCGAAGCTCCGCTCGTTCTTGGTCAAGATCGATCACCCTTCGTACAAGGATCTTCCTGTCACCTACAAGGTTCGACGTAAGGCTCGAATCGCAAAGGCAGCGGCCGATGCGAAGAAGGTCACGCTAGGCGAGAAGAGGATCATCGAAGCTGAGAAGCACATTGGGTATCGCGAAGGCTTCGGCAATCGAACGATCTTCGGCAAGTGGTACGGTGCAGATGGTAACCCCTGGTGCGCGTACTTCGCTTCCTGGTGCGACAACAAGGCTGGCGGCAAGTTCATGTTCGGCTACTGCCCCTATATCGTGTCAGCGGCATTCGCTAACCAGAATGGCCTCTATGTCACCAACAACCCCCTCAAGGGAGACTTCGTCCTCTACGACTGGCAGAGCGATGGCACGTTCGATCATATCGGTCTGTTCGTGAAGTGGATTGATCGCGCTAAGGGTACGTTCGAGACCATCGAAGGGAACACTCTTCCAGAAGGTGGCACGGGCGATCAGAGCAATGGTGGCGGCGTCTACAGGCGTCAGCGCCATCTTAGCGGCAACCGCGTGGTCTTCATCCGCGAGAAGAGCTAATGGCTGACCGTTGGTCAAACCCCTCAGGTAGTCTGGGCGTTCATCGCTTCCGGGTATGGCCCGCAGGCACTGACTCGTACGACCACACCGAGCTTACTCAGAACTTTGACACACTGGACGGGATCGTTGGGATTCCGCCCGCTGGAGACTGGCCTCCAACCACTGGTACGAATGGTGGTATCTATCGAGAGGTCAAACTTCTGGAGCTAGACGCTATGCCAATTGGCACAGTGTTTCACTGGTTCCGCCCTGACGCAACCGTTGCACTCCCTGACGGCTGCCTTGTTTGCGATGGTTCAGTAGTATCGGCCGTCAACCATGACTTCCCTGGTGTAGTGGTGTCTGTCACCCTACCGAATCTACTGAATCGTTCAATCATCGGTGCCGACCTGAATAAGGCCGATGGCACCGCTGCCGCCGCCGTGGGGAACGGCAACATCAACCTGCCAGCAGGAGCACCCGGCCCCCAGGCTACGGGAGGACTTAACGAGGTAATCTTGTCCTTGGCTCAGATACCTGCCCATAACCACGGCGGCGGGAACCACAATCACACGTACAACCAACAGATCATCCAGCTACCGCAGGGAGGAATCAACTACCTCTTCTACGTACGCGACGATATCACCCACACATTGCAGACCAACTTCTCTGGAACGATCATCAACACAGAGGGTAGCGGCACTGCACACGAGAACAGACCACTATACGTTGGACTGATCCCGCTATGCAAGGTACGAAGGGTTGACTCTCTGTAGCCCTATGTTCAGGCTAACAGCAGACACCTAAGTTACGACCAATCACATGGAAGAGGAAATGACAACCACAACTTTCTACCGCAAGGCAAACGTCTCGCGCGCAGATGCAGCGAAGTCTCTCCTGACTCGTTACCCGAATGCCGACCTTGTTTCTCTCAAGGCGAAGAAGGCAGACGCTGAAGAGGCACTAGCCGCTGGCGTGAAGGTTGGAGATCAGGTCTTCGCAGCAACTATCCGCGTGAGTGAGTTCCCGCCGTCTGACGACAGCGACAGCAGCGACACAGAGGAGCCGTCTGATGACGCTCCTCCGTCTGATTCACCCCCGGCAGACGACTCGTCATCTGATGACGACTCTTCTGATTCTCCTGCACCTGATTTCGGCGACGGAGATTCAGACGCCGACGATCTCGGAGGAGAAGAGAAGCCGCTCAAGGGCGACGATGGAATCATCCAACTCCTCCAGCAGCTACTCGACGTAGTTAAGGGCGGCGGTGGCCTCGGCCCCGATGCTGGCCCTGACGACCTCGGCCCCGATCCAATGGGAGGCGACCCTGGTATGGGTGGCGACCCGCTGGGTGATCCGGGTGCTGTTCCCGACATTGGTGCTCCCCCGCAGGGTGGCGGTCTACCCGCTCCCGGTGGCCCGGCTGGAGGCCCTCCGCTTCCTCCCCCGGTCAAGCCCAAGTCTGGCATCGGCGTAGGTGCGTTCGCGCACTACAACTCCAAGCAGGCTGAGATCACCGTTGTTCGTCAGAACACGACTGGCTCGGTAGGCAACAAGGAGATCATCGCTGAAGCCCGCCAGTTCTACCCGACACACACGGTGGCCAAGATCCGACGCACCGGCTCTGCCGTTGTCAACGGTCAGGACACCAATCTCCCCGAGAGCAAGATCGCGGTTGTAACCCTGATCGCGAAGTAGGGACAGCAGTGTTCCAGAAGTACGCGAAGCTAGAAGTCCTCGAAGTCAAGAGCGCTCCCTCTAAGGAGCGCTCTGCTTCGTTGTCCAAGTTCGCTGAGTACGACGACTATCGCACTGAAGACGGATACGTCTATGTGCGCGTGCGAGCGATCTCATCGCGCGTCAACAAGAACCACGATGGATGGCCCGCCACTGAGCTTGAGAAGTCTTGGCGCACCTTCATCGGCAAGCCGATCTTCGTAGACCACCACAACAGCGACCCCAAGCGGGCGCGTGGTGTCATCGTGGACGCAGCCCTGCACATCGAGGACGAGAAGACAGCAAGTCTCGACCCGTACTACTCGGCCGCTCCCGCCAATCACCTTCCGGCAACCTGGATCGAGCTTCTGCTCGAAGTGGATGCCAAGAAGTTCCCCAAGCTCGCCAAGGCTATCGTAGATGGCGACATCGATGGCGTGTCCATGGGTGCGAACGTAGAGTTGAGCAAGTGCTCACACTGCGGTAACGAAGCCCGCTCGCCCGAGCAATATTGCAAGCACGTCCAGTCCAAGGGTGCATACTTTGACTTCCACACACCGAGTGGGCAGAAGGTGGCCAAGAAGTCCTATGAGGACTGCTACGACATTGGTTTCTTCGAGATCAGCTTTGTCTTCGATCCTGCCGATGAGACCGCGCTCGTGCGCGATATCAAGAAGGCCGCTCGCGTGTCTGCCGTCCAGGTAGAAGGCGCGCAGCAGTTCCGCGTTGGCGAAGAGGTTCAGATCGGTGGAGGCCCCGGCTCTGGCCAGAGCGGCAAGATCGTGGACTACACCGCCAATGGTGGCATCCTTCAGTACCACGTCCAGACCCCGTACGGAGTCCAGGTAGCACAGCAGGAAGATCTAGTCCCGGTCTACAACATCGCTGGTGTTGCACCTGGCGTCGGAGCACAGGGAGCAATCCCGCCCGCCGAAGGTCTTGACTACTACACACCCGACGAGGTCGCAGAGACTCTCAGTGGAATCAGCACTGGCACATACCAGAAGCTCTGGGAGCTTGTTGACCATCTTGATCGGAACAAGCAGGCTGTTCCCATGGGTGGAGATCGACATGACCCTTATGGTGAGCATGGCACCCCGACCGTTGAGACCCCCGGAGATCGCAATGACTTCCTGGGCGAAGGCTCGACTGGTTCGGTCGTGTCCGTCTGGAACATGCTCTCCCCCGAGCAGCAGACAGAAATCAATGCAGCTATGAAGGCAGCAGATGCAGAGTGGGATGCAGCCGGACAACAGATTGGTCTTGAGGATCGCTCAACAGCCAAGACGGCCAACATGAATGACGACGTTGTGGCGGCTCACCGACAGGGCCAGTCTTTGGAAGCCATCGCACGTTCGTATGGCATGAACGCAAATGAGATTCGGCAGATCTTGCGTGGCCGTGGTGTAACAGCCGACCGTAACCCCGAGCCGCAGTCAGATATGACGGTTGCTCCCGATCAGGTAGACACACTTCGTCAGGATCAGGTTTGCCCGATCTGCGGTAGCGATATGGAAGACGGCGTCTGCGAAGTCTGCAACTACGAAGAGCCGCCCGAGGGCTTTGACAATCCCGACCTGGAGAAGGCCAAGGAGGTCGATGAGCAGATGCATCAGCAGGACGCTGAGCAGGCTGCACAGGGCCAGCAGCCTGGCGCTCCCAACGATATTCAGACCAACCCGAACGACCCGAGTAGCCCCAAGCCCATGCCGGGCGGCGCTATGCCTGCCACATCAAAGGTAGCAGAGACGGCCACTGTAAAGGTTGAGAAGACTTCCGCCCAAGGTGGACGGATTAAGACACAGGAACGGCCCATCCTTCCTGTTACACGACAGTTGTCAGACAAGCCGATTGGTAAGAAGGTTATCACGGACTCGAAGGCTCCAGTCGAAAGTAAAACCCGAAAGGACAACATGACCGCACAGACAAAGATCGCTGACGGTGCCTCTGCTAATGGTGAGGGTGTCCAGGCTGACAAGCGTGTAGACGTAGAAGGCGTGGGCGCTGTCACTGGAGATCCGCTGAGCGGCATCGACAACGAGAACGTAGAGAAGGACACGGGCGACTTCACCGCGCCCCACACGGACACCTGGAGTGGTGGCGAGGGCGATAGCCTTGGTCAGCAGGATGCCGTGACGAGTGATGCTGGTGAGTTGCTCAGCACCGTCTCCGCAACGGAGAAGACGGCTGACGATAGTGGCGTCTGGGATTCTCCCGGCCACGGCTTCCCCGATCACGACCCGACGCGAGTCCAGCTTGACGGATCGCTGAAGGAAGAGGTTGGTGGCCCCACCGAGACCGACTCCAGTGAAGAGTTCCGTAGCCTCAAGGGTGCTAACCCTGTTGGCGGCGACAACTCCAACGAGGTCGGTGGCCCGATTGGTGTCGCAGTAGCGAACGCCAAGGCTCAGGTCTACAAGGCCCTCAAGGTCGCAGAGACTGAGGTCGAGCTAGGCATCCTCGATTCTGACGCGAAGTTCGACCGCGCGTCCGAGCTAGAGGACACCCCGGTTCAGGCGCTTGACGCCCAGATCGAGGCGTACGCCAAGGTCAAGACCGCTGGTCTCCGCAAGGCGACGAGCACGAAGGCACCGACAGCAGGACGAGTACCGAGCTTCCGCCCGGTTGCTTCGTTCGACATCGACGCACACGCAGTTGAAGACGAGTTCGAGGACTCAATCTTCTAGGCCCCACTACATTCCAAGCCAGTTCCTAGGCTGAAGATGTAGAAAGCCTCAACAGGCTAACTCCCAAAGGAAACCAAGAGAAACCATGCTACGACTAACCAACCTGGCGAACAAGTACAACCGTCGCACGCTCCGCGCTCTGTATGGACAGACGCAGGCGTACCCGTACGACGTGCAGCTTAGTTCCGCCTTCGTCCGTACAGCAGGAGCGCTTTCGGGCGGTACTGCCATCACGGGTGCAAAGTCGGCCATCCTTCCCGGACAGGTCGCAAACAAGCTCGTCGGAGAGGCTGTAACTGTTTCGGCCGCTGCGGCAGCTTCCAACCGTCCGTTTGGGCTGTTCGCCAACTTCGTTGGTGGAGAGCTTTCCGACATTCCGACCGACTTCGACCGCGTTGGTGTTTGGCGCGGAGCGGGTGGGGTCTTCGAGATCCTCGCACCGGCCTTCGATGACACGGGTCTTTCTGCGCTGGCAGCAGCGGAGGATGGCGCGGTAGCCAACGAAGTCTACTTCAAGTCCAACGCTAAGGGTCAGGTCGTCGGCACTGCGGGCGCAAACGTCATCAACAACGTAGGTCGTCTAGTGACTCGTCTGTCAGCTAACGCCGTCATCGTGGAGCTTCTCGTCTAGGCCCCGGCCCTGACTGAAGATTCTCAGAAAGAGATAACAGACATGCTTACAGCACGCACAGCAAAGCACAGTGACGACTACGTCGAGAAGCTCGGTTCGCTCAAGAAGCTGACCAAGCAGGAGAAGCAGCAGCGTCTCGCGACGATCCTCGCTGACAAGGCCAGCGGTATGCACCGCCTCGGCCAGGGAATGATCGGCCCGATCCAGATCCGCCTACGATACGAGGGTATCGTACGCAACGTCCTCCTAGAGGACACCCTGGAGCGCGGCCCGCTCATGCCGTATGACATCCTAGACGACCTCGGTAAGGCTTACATCCTGAACGCTACGGATTCTGAAGTCAAGCTACAGGTCTTCGAAGGTAAGCAGGCGTTCCCGAACCTCTTCCGCATCGCGTCCTTCCCCCGCATCCGCAAGGAGGACTTGTACTACCTCCGAGTGAACGCGGTCGAGTACGCGCAGGACGAGTCACGGCAGGCCATCCAGAAGCAGGAAGACTACAAGCTCATCCTCCTTCTCGAAGGCGCAATCGGCGATTACGGCGCAGCGGGTCAGACCCCGACTGGCGGTATCGCTACCGGAATCTCGGCTGGCCCTGGTGGCCACACGAGCGAGAAGACCGTCATCATCGGGGCATCGAACCCGCTTGAGCCGGTTGACTTCTACAGCGCGGTCTCGATGGTTGAGATCGAGCAGCTAGAGGCATCTCGTGTCCTTGCTCACCCGCAGGACATCCGCGACCTCTACACCTGGGACATCAACGTCACGGGTTGGAGCTTCAAGGACAAGGTATTCGCAGGCGAGAAGATCACGTCGTTCGGCGAGTTCCAGGTTCAGAAGTCGGTCATCGTGCCGCAGGGCGAGGTCTTCCTCTCCGCTGATCCAGAGTACGTCGGCGTCTTCCCGGTCATGTACAGCCTCGACGTTGAGGAGAACCACCTTGTGGAGCAGTTCTACAAGGGCTGGGTCATGGACGAGCTAGTCGGGATGATGATCCTGAACGCTCGCGGCCTCGCACGAGTCCTCAAGGCTGACTCGTGGGCAGCATCTGGTGTTGTCACCAACATCGCAGATCGCGGCCTCTACAGCTAGACCTGATCGACCAAGCACACCGCTCGACACGAGGCCCCCGGAAGGGGGCCTCTGTCGTTGTGTATACGATTGTCCCCGTTTCCGGGGTTATCGTCTATACCTGCGCACGCTTGCGGATCTGGTCGAGGTTCCACTCGCTAGTGACCCAGCCGTTCTCGAACACGGTCTCCAGGAGATTACCCGAGTCGTAGCGACTCGCTGCCTCTTCGGACACGGTGAAGAACTCATCGTCTCTCTTGACGAGCGCCAACCGGCCACGCTTGGAGTCCTTGCCCTGATCGGTAGCGGGCTGCTTGAAGACATCCCGCTCTTCTCCATCCACGATGGCTGAAGAGCACTTGAATGCGAACCTCATGGTGTCGCGGTTGACTTGCTGAAGCAGGCCACCGCCCATCCCGAAGGTCACGTTATCGGCGCTCCACTTCTCGTGCTCAATCGTCTTCAGGATGTTGTCGATCATCTTGAGATTGAGACCGTCACCCTGGATGACACGCACCTTGGGGTTCAAGACCTTGTACCCCTTGTCATTGACGGTGTAGCCGAACTGCTTACCCAGCAGTTCCAGGGTGTAGTTCACGATGTGCGGCGGGAAGCCACTGTCTGGCCGGACGACCAGAGTGCCCGGTGCTGCCAGGACAGCATCTCGGAGCTTGTCGCCCCAGATGTCCTTAACGGCCTTGAACAGATCGTAGGAGTCCGACACTACGGAGTAGATCCCGCAGTCGCCGTATTGCTCGATCATGTTCCGGTAGGCATCTGCCTCGTTCTCTCGACCCCACGATGTCATCGTTGAGTGCTCCGAAGCCGGGACGCTGAAG